CAATGCCCTTACCATATTTTTTATTTACTAGTCTAAATGCAGTTTCTTTACCATGTAGAATAGTTGTAATTCCGTCGGGGTCTACGATATCACCACCACTATTGTTAACGATTTTTAATGATGCTAAGAATGACTCAGTATCCATTTCGTTACCGTCTGGTCCAGTTAAACGACCTTTGTTGTATGATGAGAAACCAGAAAGAACTAACATTAAGTTTCTTTGTGTTCCATCAGTTGCTAAAGGAATAATACCTGGGTGGAATACACCGTTTTCGTCTAACATTACTGAAGATTCAGTTAATGATTGAATAGTAATAGTACCTTTAGAAGCATCGAATAATCCATCATCATAGAAGATGTCGTATAAGTTTTTAGCTCTCCAAGTTGTTCCAGCACATGAACCACTAACACAGCTGATACCAGCACCCTGGTCTGCCATATTTGATGTGTGACGATATTCACCAGGTGCGTCTTCATATCTGTCAGATGTTTCTGGGATGAAGAAGAATAACTTACCAATAGGCATATTTAATGCTTGTACTGATACGATATCATTCGCTAATAATTTAGAGAATACTCTACGTACGATAGGGAATACAACTGTTTCGAATGAACCAGATGAACCATCGGCTACTGTAGATTCATTTAATAAAAATGAAGCTTGATTCTCATACAATTGAGCTACGTTTTCTTTCACGTGCCCTTTAAGACCGTTTAGGAATCCTAAACTGTTCCATTTTTGTTGTGTTTGTTGACGAATAGCTTTCATGTGGTTTAAACCAATGTTTCCTACTGCGCCAGATGTTAATAAGTGTGACATAATTTTAAAAATTTAATTTTGTTTATTTTATTATAATCTACCTTCTACTCTGTTCATTAAGTCTCTAATAGCAACTGTTGAAGGGTCAGCATATACTGTCGATTCGTTTAAGTTACCGCTACTTGATTTAACTGAGCTGTTAATTTTTTTATCTACTGATTCAGTAACTGGTTTCTTGTTACTTAATTCAGCTTTTATGGTTTTATATAATTTCTTAGATTCTTTTACGGTAGATACTTCATTATCGAATCTAGCCATTATATTTTCCTTTTCCTCTTTTGTTGTTGAATGTTCCATAAATAACTTAGTTACATAAGTTAAATTTGAATTGTAAACAACAGTCTCACCTAACGTAGTTCTAAATTTACCTAAAGCTTTTTTGAAATTTTCATTCTCTGCTTTGATTTTTTTAGCCTCACGTAAAAGAGCGTTATATTTTTTAACGGTTTCACCTAATCTAGCTTTATCAGCTGCCGATAATCCAGATGGATTATTTTTACCTTTGTCTGGTCTAGATGTTTTTTGAGTTACATCTCTGTGGCCTCTAGAGTTTTGTGAATGTTCATCCATTTCTTCTCCGTCTTCCTCATCAACTTCTACGATATCTTCCTCGTTCATGATTTCGTCACCGTGTCCATCGTGATGTCCAGCCATTTTTTCTTCAGCTGGTTTAGATTCTGGTGATGAATCTGGTAATTCTTCTTCCATAATATGTTTAGCATGACCGTCTCCAGTTGTTGCTTCATCTTCTGGGAATCCACCAGTTAAATTGTCACCAGTTATTTCTTTATCCTTTTCAGCAGTCTGGTCGTCAATATCACCAGTATTTGGTGCCGCAGAATTTTTAACTTCTTTGTTACCATTTTTTACATCGTGACCTGGACCTCTTACTATATCTTCAATGATTGTAACCTCATAGATATTTTCGTCATCATCAACATCTAAATCAACATCAACATCACCGTCCATATCTGGGTCAATTGTGTCGTCTAAATCTAAATCAACGTCGATGTCATCGAATTCACCGCCCATTTCTGATGGTTGTTCACCACCTAATGTTACGATATATTCATTTCCACTATCACTATCCATGATTTTTACTTCATTATCAGAAACAACTTCGATTTCGTCTTCACCGTTTAATTTCTTGAAAACTGAGATAACTTCTTCATCAGATGCGGCAGTCATATCCATAGTATCAATATCTTCTCCGTCTGATGGTACCATTGGTAGCTCATCACTTACATCGGATACTGGTTCTTCGACATCTATTTCTACGTCTTCAATTCCGTCATCGTCGCCATCAATTTCAGCGTCAACATCTACGTCAACTTCACCCTCTGGTTCTTCAATTGATTCTTCATCGTCTACAACATCTAAATCTTCACCATCGGTGTCTTCGATTTCTTCCTCGTCATAGTCTGCTTCATTAAGAGATTCTTTTACAATATTGTCAATTTCTTCTTTCATTGTCGAACGAAGTATTTCTTTTGTATTGTTCATAAGCGCTTCTTCGATAAGTTTAATATCTAAAAGTGCTTCATCAATTATTGTTTTCTTCTTTTCAGCCATTTTAATTTTTTGTTTTTAATGAAAAGTTATTATTGTTTTTTAATAAATATGTTAGAAAAACCAAAAAGGATTATCTAAATTATATTTAAACACCATTTTAAAGGGTGTTAAAATTAAAAAACTAAAAAAACCACACTAAATCGTTAAAAATAATGTGGTTTTATTTTTTATTTTTTTTATTTTAAAAGGAATTTATCTAGCTTTTCAATTAATAAATCCTTCTTTTTTTCTGTACTTTCTACGAAAGGTTGTGCTTCTTTTCTGTTTCTGAATATCCAACTACCAGGTGTTGATGGTGAAACAACAACATCCCAACCGATAATTTCGAAATCATCTTGTACGATATTTTGTCCGCCAATTTCTTCTAACGAACCAACACCTCTAGATGATACACCAATTCTAATACCTTTACGTAATAGATTAGCAATTTGGTCACCTTGACATGAAATAACACCATAATTGATGAAACCTGGTGACATTATGATTTCCATCTCACCCATTAATGTAGAACCTTCCCACCACATTTTAAGGATGTTGTGTGATACTCGCTCAACAGATATAATAGAACTTTCTGGGTGGTCACTTTCACCAACCGCTCTAAACTCATCAATTAATGTTTGATATAAATCTGCTTCTCTTCTAAGTATAGGTTCTGGATATATTCTCCCGTTGGCATTTTCAACCCCATATTTTTGTAAAACGACAGTTACAACCAATGGCTCTGCTATGACAAGTTCTTTACGCGCTATCTTAGCAACTTCATTTATAAACGCTTCGTTACGTTTATCTTTTGGGTCTATATAACCAGCATCGTGTTCTATTAAGTAACCCGTACCTAATTCACCTGGTTTTAATATTTTTAAGTCATCCATATTGTACTTTCTATATAAATATGGGTAGAAATAAAAAAGGTTTAACCTATTGGTTAAACCGTACTATCTTTTTCTGACCTAAACTTAAAATATTTATTATTATCTAAAACATTTACCAATATATCATCAATAACTTGTGTGGCGTTTTTTATCGTTCTTTCATCTGTTATTGGGATTGTATCTAATTGAAAAAGTGTTATCTCACACCCCATAAAACTTGGTTTCCCAAATACAATACCAGATTCACGCATATCGAAATCTACTATCACCTTATCATTAATAAATTGATTTTGTTTAGAATTAAAAATACTTGTTTTTATTTCTTTCAAAATATTTTTTATAATATTACCATAATCTAACTCACCACCAATTATTGGTTCAGCCCACGCATTAATTTTTATATAGATTGATTTATTAGCTTTGGTATCTACGGTACCAACACTTACTCTATAATTTGTATAATTTTCTACTTTAATTTCTTTACCTCTTTTCATAAAAAAAAACGAATTTTCATTAATCTAATGAAAATTCGTTTAATAGTCAAGTAATACCTGGTATTTACTATGATAAAGACTCTTTTAATTCAATTAATTTTGTATAATCAGTTGAAAATTCATCGTCATTAAATTTTAAATCTAATAATCTCTCTTTAACATCCAATAATTTTGATTTTACATCGATATTTGCTTCAGTTAATTTTTGGTTTACTAAATTCAAACATTCTTTATTAATAGATTCTAACATATCTTTACGTTGTTCTGGATTTGAAGATGCAATAGATTTAATTAATTTTTTTTCATCTTCTGTCAAATCACCGTATTTTTCATTAAGTTTTTTAATACTTACTTTGGTTAACGTTGATGTTGGTACTAAAGTTTCTGAGATTGGTTCTTTCTTTTTATTATTGATAATATGTGATGTTACATAATCTTTAGCTTCTAAAATTGTTTTAATATTAGTTGGTGATAAATCATTTGTTACCATAATATCAATATTCTCATGAAGGGTCTTCAATTTTTCGTCATAATTTATTTTAATACCTTCTTTATATTTATTAGCCAGGTCAACCAATTTTTTATTAGATTCCTTCACTAATTTTCTATCTAACCCTTTTAATAGACTAATATTCGCTTCAACAAACATACTAGCAATTTTTGGGTCTGAGTTAACATCAGATTCTAAATTGTTATAAATAATTGATTGTGCTCTAAGTACTTTATCTTCTTTAAGCATCTTAATATATTTTTGAAACACCTTTTTTAAGTTTGAATCATTTTTAATAATTGACTCAATTAATATCTCTGAAAAAGTGTTCTTGATTTCACCAAAATTCTCCATAATAATTCTTTTTATAATAAATAGTTAAAAATCACCAAAACGTTACGAATCTAAATTTTTATCGATAGTTCTAATCATTTCATTTATATTATCGTTAAACTTAAACCCTTTATCCATCATTTTAACAGATTCTTGTATCTTACTATCATCTGGTTTAACAGTACCTAACAATCTATTAAAATAATTAGCTTGACCTCGTAATAATCGTATATTCAAATTGTCTTGATACTTTCGTTTAGCTTCTGTTAATAATTTTTCGGTTTTCTTTAATGATTCACCAAATGGTTCTTCACCACCAGCTTCTTCACCGAACTCTTCGCCACCAGCTTCTTCTTCTTCACCGAATTCTTCTTCACCACCTAATTCTTCTTCACCACCTAGGTCACCAAAGTCGCCTCCGCCACCGAAGCCTCCGCCACCGAATTCGCCGCCTTCTTCACCTTCTTCACCCTCAGCACCCATTTCTTCTGCCTTAGCTAAAGCTTCTGGGTCGGCATAAATATTATCTACTTTATCGAAGAATCCAGTCTTTTTAATGATTGCACTAGTTTTAGCTAATTCAGCTGCCGCTGCTTTCTCAATACGTTGTTCTAATAAATCTTGTTTGATTTCATCATCTGACATACCTAAAATATCACGTTTAGCTCTAGTCATAGACATTGGTGCGAAACCATTACCAGCGTCAACAACAGCAGATGTATATAAAGTAACCTTTTGTTGTAAATGCTCAATTTTAAGCATTTCAGCTTGTGTTGATGGATTATTTAATGTTAATGTGAAATTATCTAATTCATCTTCTAACCCTAATAAATACAAATGTATTATTGCAATTTTATTTAACTCCATTATTAGAGCTTGTTGAACTCTATTAACAGTTCTTGAAAATCTAATATCTTGAATAGCTAAATTTTTACCATCACCAACAGCGCTATCAAAACCTAAAAATGGTTTTGGTATACGTAATGCAGTGAATAATTTGTTTTGTAAATATTCGATATCTGCGATAGCGTCAAGATTAGCTGCACCAGGTAAAGTATCGATAGGTGTTTGTGCATTCTCATCTCTAACTGGGACAAAAATATCTTGGTCTTGACCCATCTGATTATATCTTAAATCTATTTGACCAGTTTGTGGGTCAATAACTGGCGCACGTTTGAATCTATCGGCAATACTATTTACG